TGTAGATCGCGCTTACAAGATTGCGTGTGATACACTTGCTTTGGCAAGAAAAGAAAAGATAAAGATTTTGAAAATTGCTGCATGTGCGGCGATTGGAATTCCTTTAGCAGTCTTTTCTGCGCGTGCGGTTTTAGGATTGTTTCGCGCCCTCGTTCCGCAAGGAAGTTCACTTGGTGTTCCCGTAAAATTGGAGACAGATGAAGAGAGCCCGTGGAAGCGAGTCGTACAGGTGCCTGTACCCACATCTCCTCAGAGTGATTGTATTTCACATGACGAATTGTTGGGCATTGTTCGAAAGAACATCGGTCACTTGTACGTGTATGATATGGAGCGAACAAAAAGACGCAAATGCAATATTATGCCCTTGATGGGCAATTATTGGTTGGCGCCTTCGCACATATTTGAGGACACAGAATATGAAGTGGAAATTCAAACTACACCTATGGGTGTATTGGGAAAAAATCCAAGTCAAATTGTGGGTCCAGAAATCTGGTATAGAATTCCAAATACCGATTTCATTGTGTTGAGTTTAACAAGTGGTGGCGATGTGCCAAATCTTACAAGATTTTTACCCATTGATAAATACAACATGCAGGATTTACACTGTACCACTGTCTTTAAAGATGCGGAAGGTGAAATCACGCAAAGCCAGATTAAGGTTATTGCTGATAGCAGTATTCAATCTGCAGGGAAAACATTTGATGGATATTTTTATGATTACTCAGAAAATACCTTTCGCGGTTTGTGTATGATGACACATATCGCAAGAAGATCCAAACCATTTATTGGTGGATTCCATTTGGCTGGTTACCCAGACTCCAAAAGAGGAGCATGTGGAAAGTTATATCAGGGCCAAGTCCATGATGCTATTGAACAATTGCGTCAGAGACGTGTGCTTGAGACACATTCCAGTGGAACAATGCAGACTGAAAAGTTTGGCATTGATTTCAAACCTGTCGGTGAAACACCGACATCTAGTGCGGTGAATTGGTTGCAAGATGAAGAATCGAAGCAGCCCATTTGTGAGGTCTATGGCCCCCACCCGCTAGGTACACGGAC